TCTACAAATACATCATTAGCCTTTTCCAATACTGGTGATGGCGAAAGTACAAATTAAGGTATAAAAAATGGCAAGAAAAGGTAAGTTTAATATTTCTAGAAAGTTTCGTAAAGGTTCTAAGAAGTTTAGGGCTAAAGAAGTTGTTAGTGTCGCAAGCCCGATTGCTAAAACAAGATCAACTACAAAATCTAGTTTTGCAGCGGGGACCAGTACAGGTGAATTAGCTTTTTCTTCGTCAACAAAAAGACTTTATTTATGGAATGGCACAGAATGGAGTGCAATTTCTTCAGGGCCACAATATGTTTTAACATTATTAGATTCTCCTTCACCAACTTTAGAATTAGATGCTACAGGTAATACAAGCACTATTTCTATGAAAGCCATTAATCATGTTTATGATAGTGCAAGTTATATCTCAGATGTTGAATATTCATATCATATGTTAGGATCAAACGATAGCTTATACAGAGCCGACGGCTCTACATATCCTCCACAACTTACAGGTCTTATAGCATCAGGTTATGAAACTACAGGTAATTTTGTATTAACCCCATCTACGACTCAAGCAAATGCAGGAAGTTTTACTCTTATTACAAAAGCTTTTGATGGTGCAAGCTTTAAAAGTGCGCCCACATTAATAAATCTTAGTTTTGGATTATTTGATTTTACTACACATACATTTACAACTGGAAATACTACAAATACAGGTGAACACCGCGCAACTAATAAAAATACTTTTATTTCAGCATATTCTGGAGCAGGATTTGAAAATAACTCTGATCACTTTAATGTATTACATGGAATACAGTTATGGAAAGTTCCTTCAGATGGTAACTATGAATTTGAAGTTGCTTCTGCTGGTGGTGGTAGTAACAACCGAGGACATAGTGGTGGTACTGGTAGAGTGATAAAAGGAACTAAAAGTTTAACAAGAGGTACAGTAATAAGAATTATTGTAGGAAATAGAGGTGGTAGGTTTGGATATACTGCTGGTGGTGGTGGAGCAAGTGTGGTATCTCTCGGAAACAGTATGTCAAATGCAACTCCTGCAGCATCTTCAAATGGTGCATTTCCTTGGATTATGCCTGGCGCAGGCGGTGGCGCAGGCGACTCAGGCGGCCATGGTTATAATGCAAATTCAGGAGAAAGTGCAACAAATGCCCATTCCTATGGTACAAATACTTCAGTTGGAACTGGAGGAAGAAATGGACAAACAGGCAATGGAGGTTGGGGCGGCGGTGCCTCTGGTTGGGCTAGTGTAGGTGGTGGTAATAATAATAGTGGAAGTACTGGATATCAGACTCATTATAATGCAGGACCTTTAAATCAAAATTCAGAACCTTATGGAGCATATGCAAATTATTCTAATCCTTTTTATAATATAGGTCAAGGCAGTTGCGATGGTGCAGCTGGCGGTTTCGGAGGAGGAGGAAATGGAGCATGTAATGGTGGTGGCGCAGGAGCAGGTTATACTGGAGGTAACTCCGGTGGCGCAGGCGGAGGTAGCTACTTTAACACATCCGAAATGACTGGAAGAGTAGACGTTGGAACTATAGCCGCTAATACAGATGGTTATGTTAAGATAACAAAGTTATAGGATTGAAAGATGGTATCAAAAGCATTACAACTAGCAAGATTTTTTAAACCAGTTGAGGGTAATAAAATTGATGAAAATCTTTTAAATTTTACAGGAACAGAAATATCTTCAGGAGCTATTATAGTTTCTACTTGGAAAGATTTGCCATCTGGAACTGCAGGACAAACTGCATATGTAACTTCAACAAAATCTATACATTTTCACGATGGTACAGAATGGGACAAAGTTTCTTCAGGATTAAACTTACCACCCGAATTTTCTACAACACCTCCTACATCACTAGTTTTAAATACAGATGGAACACCAAATACTATATCTGCAGTTGCAATAGATCCAGAATATAGTTCTGCAGTTTTTCCTATGAAATATGATTATAAGATTGTAAGTGGAAGTGATTCTTATACTTCTTCTAGCGGCACATTTCCTAATCATATTACTTCAATTGCATCTGGTTACGACTCTACTGGTAGTTTTATAATTACACCTTCAACAAGTAATGGCGGTTCATCTACATTTACTACAATTGCAACTGATGGAGTAAAAACAGTAAGAGCAAATACAGACTTATCATTATTGTTTGGATTTCAAGGAACTGCATCTGCATGGATATATAATTCGGATGCAAGTAGTTCGTGGAATCATCAATGGGGCCAAGGATCTGACAATGGTAATAGAGGTACAGGCGTGGCTATTAATGAAACTCAAGTTGCGGTCAGCGCATCTGATTATCCAAATGCAGGAAGTTATAATAATGTTGGTGTGGTATACATTCACAATGCAACAAGTGGAAATCTAGAACATACAATAACAGAAAATTCTGGGCAGGCAGCAAATGATGGTGATAGATTTGGTAGAGCAGTGGCACTTGATCAATCTGGTGCTTATCTGGTAGTTGGTCAGTCATATTATGATAACAGTAGTAGTGTGAACCAAGTTGGTCGGGTGCAAGTATTTAATCCTGCCAACGGATCATATAGATATTCGATTGAAAATACAATTGATAATTATGCTCAAGCAAGATTTGGCCAAAGAGTTGCGTGTACCTCAGGCGGAACTTCAAATGATACTATCTATATTGGCATACCGAACGCTCTTGTTAGTGGTAATTATTATAACGGAAGAGTTGCAGCATACAACATAACTAATGGTTCTTATAGATATTGGAATACAGGAGGTGCAACTCTTCAAGGAAATCAATACTTAGGTGGATGGGGTCTTTCATGTGGCACAGCTTATGATGACCCAGTTTGCATAGGAAGCTCAGATTATGCAGGGTCTGGACACACAGGTAGAGTTTACATATGTAGTAATGCACTTAGTGTAACACACACACTGACTAACCCTCAAGGTACTACTAATAGTAAATTTGGCATTTCTATTGATCAAAATTCTACACACGTAATAGTTGGCTGTTATGCTAGTAATGAAAACCAATGTAAAGTATACATATATCAATTATCTTCTGGTAATTTGACACAAACAATAAACTGTCCCAACAACAACGGATACTTTGGCATGTCTGTTTCAATAAACGAAACCCATGCAATGATCGGTCAGTCTGCCCGCGCAGGTGGTGGTTCATGGCATTTGTATAAATTATCTGATATGTCTCATACCGAATATAGAAACGATATTAATGGGAATGGAACGTCATATCTCATGGGAAACAATGGTGCTTATCTTGGATCCGCTACTGCACTAAACGATACGATTGGTGTTGTTAGTGGAACCAGAGGCGATAATGCTTCTGGGCAAGATCATGGCGCCATAAGAGTTTATGTATAATAATATAAAGGTTTATACTAAATAAATAAAATTTATATTATATACTAAATAAATATTTAAGGAATTAACATGCCCTCTCCAGGATTAAACTTAGCAAAACTTTTAGGAACGTCTAGCGTTTTATCTCCTAGTGATCTTGACCTTGGAGTTATAAAACAATACGCTACATTTGCAGATTTACCAACTTCTGTAGCAGATGGTGAAAGAGGATATATTACAGATACTAGTGATTTATACATATATCTTGATGGTGGTTGGTATATAATGACTCATGTAAATCAAGATTTGACTTCATTAACTGGAGTTAATAGCACTTATAATCTTGCAACAGACGGTACTCCTACATTAGTAATTCCACAATCAACTGACCCAGAAGGGCTTCCCATCACTTACGGATATTCAGTTACATCTGGATCATTAACAAATGGTGGTGGAGCTACTGCAACTGTAGCACAAGGAACTGGCGATAGTTCAAATTATTTTAATATTATACCAACCTTAAACTCATCTTATCAAGGCACTTTTCAATTGACATTTAGTGCCACAGATGGAGTAAATACTGCGGTAACAAGTGCAGCCGATTTTGAGTTAGTAATTCTTCCTGATTTTGACTATCTTGTTGTCGGTGGAGGTGGATCAGGTGGTGGTAGACACGGCGCGGGCGGCGGTGCAGGAGAGTATAATGAAGGAACTTATGAAGCTGCCGGAGGAACAACCTATAATGTTTCTGTCGGCGCAGGCGGACCTCAGACTGGTTCAAATAGTGCTGGCGCTGCAGGTTCTCAATCATCTTTGAGTGGCGGCGCACTTACTATAACTTCCGGCGGAGGTGGCGGTGGTTCTACTTATGCCAGTAATTCATCATCTGCAATTGGCTCTACGGGTGGTAATAACACTACTAGTAATCCACCAACTCCCAGCGGCAGTGGATTTGCAAATCGTGGCGGAACTGGTGCGGTTGGAGCTGGCTCTGGCGGAGGCGGCGGTGCAGGTGCAGTAGGAAGTAATGCATCCGGTGATTATGGCGGCGCTGGTGGTGTTGGTAAACAATGGGTAGATAGTACTTATTACGCCGGAGGCGGCGGTGGTGGATCTGATACTAGCCATACAGCATCCGGCGGAAACGGTGGTGGTGGTAATGGAGGACAGAATGCAGGTTCTGCAGCTTCACCAAATACTGGCGGCGGTGGCGGTGGAGGTCGAGGTGCGTCTTGGGGCGGAAACCCAGGCGGCGCTGGTGGATCAGGTATAATTAAAATAAGAATAGATGCAGCCGCTGATCAACCGACAGTTACAGGTAATCCGACTATCACAACTGTAGGCTCATATAAATTTTATCAATGGATATATGGGTCATCTGGAACTTTTTATTGGGCATAAATTAAAATATATATAAATACATACAACTAACAAATAAATGGAATAAATCTATGGCTACAGGTACTGATAAAAGACTAGACAGAATCGAGGAAAAAATAGATTCTCTTACAGATGCTTTAGTTACCATAGCTAGATTTGAAGAAAAAATGGATGCATATGCGAAATATCGTGATGATTCTTGGGCAAGAATGAATAAATTTTCCGAGAAATTAGACGCGATTGAAAAAAAGGTTGATGAAAATCATCACACTGTACAAATAATAAACAAACTATTCTGGGTTGCTACGGCTGCCGCAGCGACCGCGATTTGCGCTCAAATTTGGATGTAAGGAGAATACCAAATGGATCATAGTAATGACATTAATAACAATATTGCCAGCGCATATCTTAAAATGCTACGGGGAGAAGTAGAAGAAGTGGAAGAGCATCATGAAAAAGATGCTGATGGAAATCCAATTCCTCACGATGATGAAATCACTGAAGATAATACAAATGATAAATCTGACGATGGTGATGGAATGGACAAAGTTCAACCCAAAGCACTAAAAAAGAAATTTAAAAATCGTAAAGATAAAGACATTGATAATGATGGTGATGAGGACGGGTCTGATGAATATCTTCATAATCGCCGTAAAACTGTAAGTAAAGCAATTGACACAGATGATGAGTCTGATGAACCAGCTGCAAAAACTGATCGTCGTAAAAAGCTTGACAAAAAAGATGGCGATGCTGATGTGGAAGCCGAAGGCTACAGCAAAAAGATGAAAAAAGAAGAACTTCAAGCAAGACCGGGCACAAAAGCCCAACAAAGAGCATTTGATAAAGCTGATAAAGCCGCAAAACCAAAAGATAAAGTTTCTTTGAAACCTATGCCTGCTTCATTGTCAATAAAAATGAAAGATGAATCAATAGGTAGAACAGCTGGAAATAGCTATCATAATCTACAAAAGGCAAAGAGAATGGCGGCAAAAGATGGCCACGACTATGATAAGTTACCAGCATATGATCGTACACATGATAACCACAGAGACTATTACGATAACAAAGCTAAAACAACAAAAGAAGATAAAGCGCCTAGCTATCTTATGAAGCGTATTCAAGAAAAGGCTAATCATGTACCTCAAGACGAAACTAGAGATAGTTTTGATAAACAGGTCGCTGGTCGCAGACTTACAAAAACATTTAACAATGAACTTGAAAGCCAAATGACCGAACAAGAATTTGTAGATATGCATAATCCTAAAAATGCAGATGTTCCCGAATTCACAAATGCTCCAGTGGTACATGCAAAAACGTTTAAATCATTTAAAGATTCTGTAAAAGCAGGTCCTAAAAGAAGTGGTGATAACGACCAAGGTGATAAAAACGTCATTAATCCAGTAAATAGGAATACTTAAAAAGTGAAATAATAATGAAAATATTTGATGATGTAAATGAAGATAACCTTGTGCTATTTGCAGCAAGAAATTATTATAATCCAAAGTGTATAGATGTTGATGAATTTTATGAAGATTTGAATAGAATAAAATATGTAAAAAGATTAGTAAATAGGTATCTAAGCCGTGAAGATAAAAAACTATCTGTACGGCTGATACTTAATCATATTGTTATTATATTTAATGTTTTTGGAATTGAAGCTGCAACTAAAATTATGAGATTAAAATTTGATAATCGCAATTGGTCAATTATTAAACCATTTTTGATCTATTTGAAATATATAAAATATGATGAATATTCGGATATTGAAATGGATCAATTTGTAGTAGATGAATTAAGAAAGATATAAAAAATGGGAATGATTGCAAGAGCGGGCGACCTGCTTTATACTTTTAGATTTTTAACACTATTGGTTACACCATTTGATAGAACAAATGCTTTTAAACTTGGTATAATTGATCGTGATGGTGTAAGGCAGAAAGAAATAGAAATAAAAACTAGTGAACAAAAAAGTGCGTACACTCATTTTCATAAAATGGTGTTTAACATTAAAAAATTGATAGCGAAAGCACCTGGAGGAAAGACTACTGTAGGATCATATGCCGCAGCACTTTATTTAATAAAAGAAAAGTATAATTTAAATGATGATTCTCTTAAAAAATTAGCTGAAAAATGTGGATATGATCCATTTGATTTTTTAGCAGAAGAAAATACATGGTTTACTTCTGAAGATAATAAACTATCTCAAGGTGTGTATAAAATAAAAAACAGTAAAGTTTTAAATGTCAATATAGAAGAAATAGTAAAAGCAAAAGATCAGATTAGAATTGAAGAAGAATGTTATCCAGTAGGAGATATTTTTGGATTGAATATTTATGAAGCAAAGCATTTAAAAACAAATCAAAAAATATACATTACTATTGAGGAGATAATGTAATGAGAACGCCAAGAAATTTAAAACTTATCAATAAAATAAAAAATAGTGGCGTTGCTCCTAAAGGAACATCTATGGGCAAGAATACTAAAGAAAATTCTGAATATGATAATGAAGGTGGTATGGCAAAAGGTCAACTAAAAACTATTGCAGATGCCGCTTTGGAATTGCACGATATGTTAAAAGATGATACAAATATGCCTGAATGGGTTCAGTCAAAAATAACAAAAGCTACGGATTATATTGATACTGCTAGAGACTATATGAAGAATGAATTACCCACAGAATCTGTCAAAGAAGATGCTCCTGCAATGAGTATGAGTGGTGGTCATGTTGCAAGTCATGATGCATTTCCTTTAGGTAATCCTAATCACGATAAAATGATTAGAAGAAATATGAAACCTATTGATGTTGAAGATAAACGATATAAAAAGAAAAAGCGCCAGGGTGAAACTGTAGTACTCAAAAGATTTAAAGGTTATATGAAAGGTCAATAATGCTAACTTTCAAATCATATTTAACTGAAGCTACTGGTAAAGGTTTAACAATCTTTGACATAGATGAAACTATGTTCAAAACAAACGCTAAAGTTGGTATAAAAAAAGATAATAAGATTATTAAGAAACTTACAAATCAAGAGTATAACACATACAAATTAAAATCTGACGAAAGTTGGGATTTCGGCGAATTTAAAAACGCTGAAGTATTCAATAAAACATCAACACCTATAGCTAGAATGATTAATAAAGTAAAAGCCATTCTGAAGAACGCAACTAAAGCAGGATCAAAAGTTATTATCGTAACTGCAAGGGCGGACTTTGATAATAAGAAATTATTCTTAGATACATTTAGACAACAAGGCATTGACATTGACAAAGTTTATGTTGAACGTGCTGGTAATTTAGGTCATGGTCCACCCGCCGAAAACAAGATAGTAATTTTTAAAAAATATTTAGATCAAGGCATTTATAAGCGCATTCGTTTCTTTGACGATGCTAAGAGTAATCTTACTGCATTCTTATCGCTTCAAGATCAGTATCCAGATGTAAGTTTTGAAGCTTTTTTTGCCAAGTCTGATGGCAGGGTTAACCGAGTGAGATAATGTTAAAAATTTATGTGACACTTTTTGTTATTGGTATTATAGGTTCTATAGGTTTTGCAGGTTATAAGACTTGGAATAATATGCAAGCTAAAATAGAAGTTCTCAAAGAAAATAACGCCAAATTAAATGTTGCTGTTGAAACGCAGACTGCAACAATTTCTACTATGGAAAGTGATATAGTAAGAGTTAATAAACAGCTAGATACAGTAAATAAAGAATTAAGACGAACTCGCACCAGAAATAAAATTTTATTGAAAAAGATACAAAAACACGATATTGGTATGTTAGGTGAAGCAAAGCCCGATTTAGTGGAACGTGTTGTAAATAATGCAAGTGAAAAGGCACTAAGATGTTTTGAAATTATATCTGGCGCCGAATTGAGAATGGAGGAAAAAAATGCAAAGAATGGTAAAGCGTTCAATAGTGAATGTCCTTGGCTTTATGATGATCTTAACATTGCTGACGGGTTGCTTGGGTCGCAATGACATTCCAGAACCAATACAAATAAGAACAAAACCTGTTGATAAACCTGAACTCATTTTGCCTAAAGCGGATGAATTAATACAAAGAAAAATAGAGTGGATTCTTGTTACACCAGAGAATCATGAAGAATCTTTTGCTGAATTAAAAGATAAAGGTAGACCTCTTGTTTTCTTTGGCTTAACTGATCAAGGTTATGAAAATATTTCTCTAAATTTATCTGATATCCAGATGTATGTTTCACAACAACATGCTATAGTTGATGCTTATGAGAAATATTATAATCAAGCAGAATCAAAACTTGACATGGCAGTTACCTTAGAATGATTACCCCACTCACTAAGAAGAATCTTATTATAACAGATTCGTAGGATTTGTCAATATAATAAAAAGTTAATTTGTCGCATCAAAATAGTAGTGGAATATCTAATAATCATTAATATAAGTACTTTACAAATACCTAAAAATACTATATAATGATACAGATATAAAAATCAAACAAAATATAGACAGGAAAAGCGAATGCTATTTGAAGAACAAATTGCACGGAAACCAGATTTGTACCCGTGGACAAAACAATTTATTGAAGCTATTTGGAAAGGCTTCTGGACACCCGAAGAATTTAATTTTAGATCAGACTACTCCCAATTTAAAACTGATCTTACTGAAGCCGAACAACAAATCGTTGTAAAAACAATGTCGGCAATTGGACAAATCGAAATAGCAGTTAAGAGTTTCTGGGCTGACGTAGGTAAACATTTGCCACATCCTTCTATAAAAGATTTAGGATATGCTATGGCAAATTCCGAAGTCATTCACAATATGGCTTATGAAAAAATTCTTGATGTTCTTCATATGACACATGTATTTGAGGAAAATTTGAATGAAGAAGTTATTAAAGGTCGTGTAGATTATCTCCGCAAATATAACAACAAAGTTTATGAGGATGATAAAAAACAATACATCTATTCAATTATTTTGTTTACCTTGTTTGTTGAGAATGTAAGCTTGTTTAGCCAGTTCTATATAATCATGCATATGAATAGAAACAAAGCAGTAATGAAAGATTGTGCCCAACAAGTACAATACACACGAAATGAGGAAATGCTTCACGCACAAGTAGGTATCAAATTAATTCAAACGTTGCGTGACGAGTATCCAGAATATTTTGATCAAGAATTACAAGACCGTATTGAGCAAGAATGTATTGATTCATTAAAAGCAGAGAGTAAAGTGATTGATTGGATCATGGGAGACTATTCAGTAAAAGGTTTGAACGCTGATATTCTAAAATCTTTTATTGCATATCGTATGGCAGAGTCTATTGATCAAATTGGATTTGATAGTAGTGAAATTAAATTTAATCAAGAATTGGTTGATGAAACGTTTTGGTTTGAAGAAGAATTGTTGGGTGCTAATATGACAGATTTCTTTCAAAAACGTCCTGTAGAATATGCTAAAGGACAAGGCATTACTGCAGATGATTTATTTTAGGAGTATATAATGGGATTTGAATGGGCTAATGAAGATGCACGGACTTTTCTGAGCCGTGGATATATTGACGGTAATATGACCGTTGAAGAAAGAGTAAGAAATATTGCTCAGACTGCCGAAGCTATTCTTGACAAAGAAGGCTTTGGTGATAAGTTTTATGATTACATGAGTAGAGGTTTCTATAGTCTTTCTTCTCCAGTTTGGTCAAACTTTGGTACTAAAAAAGGTTTGCCAATTTCATGTAATGGTGTTTATATTGAAGATGATATGGCATCTATCTTAATGAAAAATGCTGAAGTAGGAATGCAGACAAAAATGGGTGCTGGTACATCTGGTTACTTTGGTGCTATTCGTGCAAGAGGTGAAGATATTAACTCTGGTGGCACTGCAGATGGTCCAGTTCACTTTATGAATCTTACTGAAACTCAGGTTGATGTTGTAGCACAAGGTTCAGTAAGACGTGGATCTTTTGCCGCATATTTGCCTATTGACTCTCCAGACATTATGGAATTTTTAGAGTGTAGAGAAGAAGGTTCATCTATTATGCATCTATCTTTAGGTGTTTGCATTTCAGATGAATGGATGCAGTCTATGATTGATGGCGATGCTGAAAAGCGTACTGTCTGGGCAAGAGTATTGCGTAAGCGCCGTGAGAGTGGATATCCATATCTTTTCTTTAGCGATACTGTTAATAACAATAAACCAAAAGTTTTGAAAGATAATGACGTTTCTATTTGGGCATCTAATCTTTGTTCTGAGATTTGTTTACCGTCAAGTGAAGAATGGTCTTTTGTCTGCAATCTCGCGTCTATGAACTGTGCAACATTTGACGATTGGGAAGAGACTGATGCAGTAGAAACTATGATTTGGTTTCTTGATGCTGTCATGGAAGAATATATTGAAAAAACAAAAGACATTACATTTATGCATTCTGCATATAATTTCGCATCACATTGGAGAGCATTAGGCTTAGGTCAATTGGGTTGGCACACATATCTACAGTCAAAAGGTTTAGCATTTGAATCGTTTGAAGCTCATATGTTAGCCACAAAAATTAGTAAGTTTATCGATGATAAATCACTTGAGGCATCACAAGAATTAGCTATCGAATATGGTGAACCTGCAGGTATGTTAGGTACTGGTGAAAGAAACTTGACGAGGACCGCAATTGCACCAACAACATCTTCTTCATTTATTCTGGGTCAAGTATCGCCATCTATTGAACCTCTTGCATCTAATTACTTTACAAAAGACTTAGCAAAAGGTAAATTTACTTATCGTAATCCACATCTAAAAGGTGTATTGCATGATCATGGTAGAAACGACGATGAAACTTGGAAATCCATTCTTGTCAAAGGTGGATCAGTTCAACACTTGCATTTCTTATCACAAAAAGAAAAGGACATATATAAAACATTTAGTGAAATTACGCCATTGTCTATTGTGCAACAAGCTGGTGCTAGACAGAAATATATTGACCAATCCCAATCGCTAAATATACTCATACATCCAGACGTTCCTGCAAAGGACGTTAATTCATTAATAATAGAGGGTTGGAAGTTGGGAGTAAAAACATTTTATTATCAACGATCTGCGAACCCCGCACAAGAATTAGTAAGAGATATTATGACTTGTGCCTCATGTGAGGGCTAATATATGGCAAGAAAAGAAACATTTTATATTGACTGTCCTTTATGTCAATATCAAAGCGAAGTAGAAGTTTTAAATGGTGATGATGATGCGGAACCTGAGGCTTGTCCTATGTGTGGTAGTCCTATAGAACTATATACAGAAGATGATGAAGAAGAATAGTGTGGTTTTACAAAAATAAAGAATTTATTCCAACAGAAAACGAATTAGAGTCTTGGGTTGGATTTGTATATTGTATTACCGATTTAACTAATAGTAAAAAGTATATAGGTAAAAAAACCTTTTGGTCAACAAGAAGGTTAAAACCTCTAAAAGGTAAGAAACGCAAAAGAGTTAAGAAAACTGTATCCGATTGGATGAAATATTATGGGTCAAATGAAGAAGTTAAATTACTTCTAGAAGAAAGCGGTGAGAAACGATTTAAAAGAGAAATATTATTATTATGTAAAACCAAAGGCCTTATGAGTTACTATGAAGCTAAAGAGCAATTTGATCGGGAAGTACTTTTCAAAGATGAATATTATAATGAATTTATAGGTTGTAAAATTCATTCAAATCATGTGAAAGGAAAAAATGATGGGTCAAATAGTTGAGTTTCCAAATAAAGCTGAAGAAAAAATATCCGATATAGATTTGCAGTACTTAGAACTTGAAAGACAAGCAAAAGAAATAAAAGAACAAAAAAACGCGATTGCAAAATCGCTTGAAGGAAGGTCTAAAAAATGTACGAATATAAATGTAAAATCCTAAGGGTAGTCGATGGAGACACAGTAGATATCGACATTGACCTAGGTTTTGGTATTTGGATTCATAGAGAACGAGTCAGAATCATGGGTATTGATACTCCAGAATCTAGAACAAGAGACCTACTAGAAAAACAGTTTGGTCTAGCAAGTAAAGCCAGACTAAAGGAATTATTACCTGTTGGTTCAATTCAAATTTTAAAGACAGAAATTGATAAATCTGGTGAAGATAAGAAAGGCAAATTTGGTCGTGTACTTGGAGACTTTTTGGTCGAAAGAAAGGTTAGCGGCGCATATGAACAAAATGTTAAGGTCACTTCTATTCTGGTTGAAGAAGGATATGCTGTAAAATACTTTGGACAAAACAAAGCTGATATTGCAACAGCACATTTAGCCAATAGAAATAAATTATTACACGAAGGTAAAGTTGTTATTAAAGATTGACAAATGATTTAAAGTGTGTTATGATATTCATAATGAACAGCGGAGAATATAATGATTCTAATTGATTATAACGGCGTGGCAGTTGGTACCTTTCTATCTCAGAAAGGCAACATGGTAGAAGAAAGTCTTTTACGAGTTATGATTCTAAACCAAATTCGTATGTATCGTAAAAAGTATTTGAAAGAATATGGCGAAATAGTTGTTGTTGCAGACGGTGGTGGCAACTTTCGTAAAGAAATATTTCCACAATACAAATGGAGACGTTCTGAAGGCCGTGACGAATCTAAGATTGATTGGGATGAGGCATTTCGTATTCTTAGCGTTATATTTGATGAAATTGCAGAAAACTTTCCTTACAAAACTATCAGACAATGGGGCTGTGAAGCTGATGATACAATCGCAAGAATTGCGTTTGAAACTCAAGAGTTTGGTAAGCATGAAAATGTTATGATTATTTCTGGTGACCATGATTTTATTCAACTACAAAAAATGCCAAATGTAAAACAGTTTAGCCCTATTACTAAAAAAGCTGTAACCGTAGATGATCCTCATAGATGGACTATGGAGAAAATATTTAAAGGTTGTGGTAGTGATGCAGTTCCTAATATTCTATCTCCTGATAATGCAATTGCTGATGGCATACGTCAAAGACCTATGACTAAAAAGAAAATGGATGCTTGGATTAATGCGGATGATATGCGTAAAGAAATGGGAGAAGAAATCTATAGAAACTTTTGTCGTAATAAAAAACTTGTAGATTTGACAGAAACTCCCGAAAACATAAAACAAGAAATTATAAATACATATGAAGCACAAGATCCTCACAAAAATAAGGGTAAGGTGTTTCCCTACTTGGTAAAGAATCGTTGTAGACTATTATTGGAATGCGTACAGGAGTTTATATGAAATATGTTTTTGAAATGTTAGATGAAGTGAAATCTACAAAAAAAGTGGAAGATAAAATACAAATTCTTCAAAGTTATAATTCAATTTGGGCATTAAAAGATGTACTGAGAGGTACATATGATACATCTTTAGAATGGGATCTCCCTAAAGGATCCCCTCCTTTTGAGGCTAATCAAGGTTTTAATGCTCCAGCTAATCTTTTACAAGAGCATAAGCAATTTAAGTATCTTGTCTTAGGTGAAGCAAGTAAGAATTTACCTAAGCTTCGGAGAGAAATGCTATACATAAAATTATTAGAATCAATTCACCCAAAAGATGCAGAGGTTGTAATTAATATGACAAGTCAAAAAAATATAACAGGTGTTTCAAAAACAGTAGTACAGAAAGCTTTTCCCGATCTAATACCTACATAGATGTTTACCAATTCAACCAAAAATAAAAAAACTTTGATGCTGGCTTCTCCCTGAGTTGCCAGCTTTTACTTTTAATAAGGAGAATACCATGCCTCATACGCAAATTCAACGATTGATCAACGATAGTGCAGAGTTGCAAAATTTTGTATATAAACTTGAGAATGAGGGAAAATACGATTTAGTAAAAAAAGTCAAAGCAAAGAAGGAAATTTTAGACAAGTATATAACGAAAAAATCTATAATGTCGGGAGTAGAAGCAGCATAATAAATTCAAATAAATTCAAATAATTTAAAAAAGGGGGTTGACAACAGCCCCCTTTTATGTTAGATTACTAGTATAGAAAGAATCATTTGAAAGGGTTCACAAAATGGCTTATGTATCTCAATCAGACAAAAAAGAACTTGCTACTGAAATAAAAGCTGTACTTAAAGAATTCGGAATGAAAGGAACTATCTCAGTTCGTCACCATTCTACTTTACTTGTTAAAGTAAAAGGCGGAGATATTAACTTCGGCAATCAGATGCCCTGGAACGGAAGTGTCAATGAGTACCACATTGAAACTAGCTATACTGGCATTGCAAAAGAATTTCTTTTGAAATTGTTAGCTGCAATGGAAGGACCCAAGTTCTTCAACCACACAGATAGCATGAGCGATTACTTTCACCGTTCACACTATACCGATATTGAATTACTAGAAGGATGCAAATAATATGTGGACTATAAGAGTTATAAATTCAGATGATGATTTTGCCAGCACCTTTGAATATTCCAGTGAAAAAAAAAGCTTATAACGCTTGGAATAAAGGTGATTTTTATAGTGAAAATACGATACTGGCTGAGTTATGTGATCCTGATGGTTATGAAATACTAGACATGTCGCCTATGTAAATTAGGGGTTGACAAGACCCCTTTTTTATGCTACTAATAGTATGTAATCAGAGAGAAAAGAGAATCATCATGAAAATCGCAGAAACAATCCTTTCACAAATCAAAACAATTGATCCTCGCGCACTTTGGGCTTGGGGATCAAAAGAATATATGCGTACCTCTACAGACGGTATCATGTTCAAAACTAGCGGAATGGTTAAGTGGAAAGGAAAAGTTCAAATCGAATTGAACGGCTCTGATCTTTATGATATCACTTTCATGCGTATCCGTAAAATCAAAGGTCAAGTTACCTGTATCACTGACAAAAAAGTAACAGACGTTTTTGTTGAGGATCTTGTCAATGTTATTGATATGCAAGTAGGATAAAATAATTATAAATAACGACAGTTGAGCCAGCAATGCTGGCTTTTCTATATAAAGACTAGACAACTTAGAAAAAATATGTTATAATAAATGAAAGATGAATCGTTAGAGAAAGTAACAAATGAATATCTTTATATTAGACAATGATCCTATCGTTGCGGCACAACAGCAATGTGATAAACACGTTGTAAAAATGATAGTAGAAAGTGCCCAGATGCTTTCTACCGCACACAGAATGCTAGATGGTACATTAGAAACCAGACCTTCTAAATCTGGAAAACGTATGGTCAAATATTATCGGCATCCAAATGAAAATCTAGAAAATACTTTATATAAAGCAGTACACTATCACCACCCTTGTACGGTATGGACTATGAAAATCGATAATAACTATATGTGGCATTATGATCATTTTCGTGCCCTTTGTAAAGAATATACATATAGATATGGAAGAATTCATAAAACAGAACCTTTACTCACAAAAATATTACGATCTACTCCAAAAAATATTAAACCAGGCTACAAATACATGTTATCTGAATTTGCACTTGCAATGCAGCACGAACCTCAATGTATGCATCCAGGTAATCCTGTAAAGTCTTATCGTGAATATTACAAAACAAAACAAGATAGGTTTAAAATGTCATGGACAAAACGAGAATGCCCAGATTGGTTCACAGCCGTAGCAAGTTAGTAAAATACGAATATAGCAATCTGCAAAGGGTTAAAAAATTACCCGCAGAAAATCCTAATAAAATTGCTATAATTAAACTTTGGGAATTAGAACTACATAAGCAAAAATTAGCAATACAAATGGATATGTCATGCCCCTTTATACGATAAAAAATATTAAAACTGAAGAAGAATGGGATGTTGAATGTAGTTGGAATGAACTACAAGAAACGTTAAAAACAGATAACGATTTAACACAAAAACTTTCCATGCCAAAAATTGTTGGTGGTGTAAGAGATCCTAAAACACCTGATGGATTTAAAGATCATTTAAGAAGAGTCAAGCAACAGTCTGGTAAAGGTAACACTATTAGAGTATGAAAAAAACTAATTCACTCACAGTTAATATTGAAGAACTGGAAGAAATTGAACCCATCACAGAAAATCAAAATAAAGCATTTGATTACTGGGATGACAACTTAAATTTAATTCTATCAGGTAGTGCTGGTACAGGTAAAACTTTTATTGCATTATATCTTGCATTAGAAGCAATGTTGAATGATCCTGATATCTATAGGAAGATTATTGTTTTGCGCTCTGCCGTAACGACAAGAGACCAAGGCTTTTTGCCAGGCACTAAGGAAGAAAAAGAAGCGTCTTATGAGGCGCCGTATCGTCTTGTATGCTCAGAACTATTTGGCTTTGAGGGCGCATATAATAAGATGAAAACTGCAAATAAGATTCAATTTGAAACAACATCATTTCTTAGAGGTTGTACTTTTGATCAGGCAATCGTTGTTGTAGATGAAATGCAAAACCTAAACTTCCATGAATTAGATTCTGTAATAACACGAATTGGTAAAGATTGTCGTATTATTTTTTGCGGTGATCATAAACAGACTGATTTTAAATTTAAAGATGAAAGTGATGGTATTATAAAGTTTATGAATATTATTGAGCAAATGAGATTTTTTAGAATTGTAAATTTTGGTTGGGAAGATATTGTTAGGTCTGATTTAGTTCGTGACTATATAATGACGAAAGATATTTTAAATGTTTAAGGAGAAAAAAATGATTAAACAATGGCTTGCTGAGAAAGTAGGAGAAAAAACTTCTTGGAATGGTGCCGCGTTAATTAGTTTTGGAGTTATTGTTCTTATTGCTGGACCATTTGCTAAACTTGCAGCATATGGTGCTATTATTTATGGCGCGTACTGTATCTGGGAGAAAGGCGATGATTGAAATATACGGAAAACCTAACTGTGGGTTTTGTGATATGTCTGTGGAAATAGCAGAAAGATATAATTTAAAATATGAATATAAAGATGCAACAGATTTAGAAATCTATAGTCAGCTTTCAGAAAAAATAGGATCAGTTCCTACAGTACCACAAATATTTTGGAATAACAATCATATTGGTGGTTATGAAAGTTTTGTTGCAGAAATAGAAAATACAAGAGAATTTGGTCAAGGCGACTTTTAAAAGGAGATGAAAATGACCTTTGAATTAAAAGAAGAACACGTAGAAGAAATCCTTCATATAGGTAATATTGCTGAATGGTATTCTGCAATGAAAGAAATGTTTCCAAAGTATGAAATTAATACACCAAATCGTGTAGCTGGATTTTTAGCGCAAACGGGGCATGAAAGTGCAATGTATAAAACTATTACTGAAAATTTAAACTATTCGTCTAAAGCACTTAATGCTATTTTTGGTAAGTATTTTCACCGCGCTGGAGTTGATGCTCAAAAGTATCATAGACAGCCAGAAAAGATTGCTAACCGTATTTATGCCAATCGTATGGACAACGGAGATACTGCATCTGGCGATGGTTGGCGTTTTAGAGGCGGTGGCATTCTGCAACTCACTGGACGCTATAACTATACAGAGTTTGGTAAGACTGTAGGAATGTCGGCTGAAGAAGCAACAGATTATGTAAGAACAAAACAAGGGGCTATTGAGAGTGCTTGTTGGTTTTGGAAAACAAATAATATTAATAAGTATTGTGATAATGACGATATTGTTGGTATGACAAAACGAATTAATGGTGGAACTATTGGGCTAAAAGATAGAAAGTTTCATTACGCACATGCGCTAGAAGTTCTAGGCAGACAGTGGGAACCAGATGACGATGACGATGATGTAAAATATAATCTTTTGAGAGTGGGCTCAAAGGGAAGTGATGTAAAAAAATTACAAGAGGCTTTAGGGCTTGATGCTGACGGAATCTTTGGTTCAGGAACAGAAAGTGCAGTAAAAGCGTGGCAGAGGGAAAACGATTGTTCTCCTGACGGTATTGCTGGACCACAAACACTAAGTAAAATTTATTCATAAAGGAGTAAGATGATTTAAGATGGCTAAATTCGGTAGGTACGACCCTCGGAATAAGAAGCGGGATAGAAATAAAACCCATTCTCAAAATAAAGATATTAGAATTAGAGATGTAGAAGAAAACCGATCTAATTTTAAGATAAAAGGAAATACTTCTACATATGCTATAATAGATGAATGGGAGGATGAGGAAAGAGATTATGATTAAAACTATTCTGACGGACTGCGATGGGGTTCTTATGAATTGGGAACAGGCATTTAATGAATGGATGATCAGTAATGGTCATTCAGTTCAACCTAATTACTCAACTTCATATGATATGGCCAAAAAATATAATATAACTGAAGATACCAAGCGTAGTCTGGTTAAACAATTTAATGAATCATCACGTATTGGGTTTTTACCTCCTCTTAGAGATTCTATTAAATATGTTAGAAAACTCCATGAAGAACATGGATACGTTTTTCATATGATAACCTCACTATCAAAAGATCCTTGGGCAGGCAAACTAAGAATAGAAAATACTGAAAAACTTTTTGGTAAAACCGCTTTTGAAAAATATATCTTTCTTGATGTAGGTGCAGATAAAGATAATGCATTAAAGCAGTACGCAGATAGCGAACTTTTATGGATAGAAGATAAACATGAAAATGCTGTTACAGGAGATAGATTTGGATTAAATTCTGTTTTAATAGCACACGATCATAATAAAGACAGTTATATTGAAAGATACGATAATTGGAAACAATTATATGAGGCAATCACATGAAATCTATTGCGGAACTATTAAATCTAAGATATCAGTACGAAACCTTTATGTTAAGTTTAGAAATACCGGAAAATAAAAAATCTAGTTGTATAAATAACATAAAGTGGTTTAAAGAAAATGGTTATGTAAATAATCGTTTTAGACCGGGGTTTGATGAATGTACTAGTATTGCGGATGTAATATTAGGAGAATATTACAAGAGGGAATAGATGGTCAGAATCACAAGCGTAGGATATTAATAATGGCAAAAGTAAATTTTCCAGCAAACCCAACAGACGGACAACAACTAAGTGTTAATGGTTTAACATATACTTTTAATTCTGCAAAGGGTACTTGGCGTGATGCATTTACTACAGTAAATATAAATTCAAATACTCCACCAGCTAATCCAGAACCCGGTCAATTGTGGTTTAATACTGGAACTGCAGTGCTTTATATTTACTATAATGATGGTTCATCTTCACAATGGGTATCAGTTTCTGGACCAAAAGGTGACGACGGCTCAGACGCAACTGTTACTGTGTCGGATACTGCGCCAACGAGTCCTAGCGATGGTGATATGTTTTTCAATTCAACATCTTTAAAAATGTTTGTATATTATGCAGATGGTTCAAGTAGTCAATGGGTTCCTGCATCTCCGCAACAGACAGGTCCAACAGGTCCAGCTGGAGCAGCAGGAGCAGCAGGAGCTGCTGGTTCTCCAACTTCATATGCAAATCTTGCTGCATTTCCTAGTTCTGGCAATACTGATGGCGATATGGCTTTTGCAACTGATACTAAGGCAGTTTACGTT